ATAGATTCAATTATTCTATCTTCTCTATCACGATGCCACATAAACTCACCAGAGTCAGTATCTTGTTTAAACTCTCTGATAAATACATTATCTGACATTACTTCTTCTTTAAATGGTAACATTATAAAATCTTATTAAATTTTTCAATCGAGGATTCATCAAATATTGCCACATTTTTAGAACCTCTTTCTGCAACCATAAATCCATCATATCCTTTTGACTTTATTTGGTTGATAATTGGGTCACATTCTATTATTTGCCAAGAACCATTCTTTATTAGCCAAAGATAGTTATAAACAGTTTGTGAAACATCTTCTAAATCAAATTCCTTTTCTGTATCATAATCAAATCCTTTAAATCCTTTACCTCTATTTGCTATAAATTTTTTACCATTTGTAGGATCTTCATATTTATCATCTATCATTTTTTGTAATATTGATTTAAGTTCTAACTCTTTCATTGTCTTTACTTGCATCGGATCACATATTTTTAGATTTGACTTTATTTTTATTTCCCAAACGGCTCCTTCTGGAAACTGTTCTCTTTCATCAAATCCTGCAAAGTTTTTTGCAAAGTCTAAATTACTTGTTAAAAATATAGCACCTGCAAATCTTTTTCTCTTTGGTGGAAAATCTCCTTTTCTATTACCATGATATAGTTTTTCCTCTATAGATTCAAATATTTTATATTCTTTTAAGTATTTCATATTTTTATGTTATTTTTAATGCATCAAGCTTTGGTTTTACTATCATATAGATACCCACAGATATTACCAATGTGTCTAATACATTTAGTATTGAACCAACATATGGTATTTTCATGACTGCTGCTTTTATACCTTTTGTAATATCTTCTCCATTAAATCCTACCATTTTCCAAACCTCATCCATCGATTTATCTTGTATTGAGTTAGTTAGTTCATCAAAACCACTTGCCTTTGAGACAAAATCTTTAAATTTCTTTATACTGCCTAAAACTTTATAGAAAATGTATAACTCTAATATTTGAAATAAAAAAAAGAAGGATTTTCCAAATCTACTCACAGATTCTGATTTACCTGTTGTCAACCAACCAAAAAATTTATCCATTAGTTGTGATAGCTTACTTATTCCTTGTTTCATTAAATCCTCAATTTTTGGAATCCAATTAAATGGTGGATAAGTCATTATTTTTTCACCTAGTCTTTGTAAAAATGATTTTTTCTCTTCCTCTCCATTATCCTCTAATAAAAAATTATCATCTAAATAAATAAGTCCTTCATTAGCTCCTAAGTTTAATACACCTGAAAATGTTTCTGATAATCTAGTCACTAAATCTGTTATAATTTGACCTGATGCTATATATTTTAGTAACTCTGATATACTCGTTATATAAGATTTTAGTTTAATTAGTTTTTTATTTTCTATAAATTCGATTAGTGGTTCTATAAACCCGCTATCTTTTAACGCATGTTCTTTTATTTTCTGTTCCATTGATAAAAATTGTGTCTTAACATAATTACCAATTTGTCCTGCTAGTGATTTTGCAAAATCTAATACGTCTTTTGCTTTTTTTGCTAAATCAACTAATAGTTCACCTGCCTTAGATTTTACTGCTAAAACACCTCTCTTACCTTTATCTACTAAATCAGAAAACCAAGATTCATTTATCATACCATAGTTAGAATCTATTAGTATCTTCTCATTTATAGTTAAATGACTTTCATATAATGAATTGAATATCATAGAAAAGTTAGATATATCATTACTATCAATACCCTCTAATATATTTATTTCTGAAAAATTCTCGTATGTCTTTAAGTATCTCATATTCTATATATAAAAATATTCAGGATAATTTTTATGACTTTTTACCAATAACCAGGATATGTCTTACCTCCAAATAGATGTCCAAATTTGTTAATTCTGCACGCCCAGTAGCCTGCTTTAGTTTTATCTTTCTTAGTATCACACTTATGTCTGGCTGCAAATGATTTTCTTGCTTTAGGGTCACTTACTTTAGCAGTCAAACCACCATGAACATCACCAAATGAAATCTTTTTAACATTACCAGTTTTAGGATTTTTAACATAAACATGATATTTTTTTGTACCACCACGTCTAGGTTTATTCAACTCTACTTCTTTACCTTTGTATTCTGCTTCATTTACTTCTTCAATAGTTTCCATTGGTAAATCTAATGGAACTATTACTCCTTCATATTCTGCAAATCGACCTATATCAGTTGATTCAAATAATTCAGTATCTAATTCAGATAATTCAATTTGATTTGCATCAAATAATTGTCTTGCTTCTTTAATTAGGTTAAAGTATTGATTAGATCCAGGTCTAAATACATTTTCTACAATAGGTTTATTATTATCAATATGATATTGTAGATTTTCTGATATTCTACCAGAAAATGATTCAAATAGTTTTAAGTATTTCATAGTTTTTCTTTCTTGTATTTTTTTGTCTGCTTCTCTAATTGTAAACCAAGTTGGTACTTTATCCAAAATTTCTGATTTATCATAACCATACTTTTTATAATCTTCTGGACTTGTAATCTTATAATCATCATTAGGATTTTTAGTAAATTGTTTGATTGTAAAATCAATAATCTTACCATTGATAATAGGTGCTGTATGTGATTCTTCATCAGAATCAAAATATACTACCTTAACAGGTAATTTATTTTCTTTAGCCCAGTCACAAAAAACATTTGTAAACCAAGAACAATTGGCTTTTTCTTTATTAAATGGTTTACCTAATCTTAAATCATACTTTTTAGAATAATCACTAATAAAATCATCTACATGTTTTTTAATGTTCATATTATTATAAATGTTTCAATTAATTTTAATTATATATTAATTATCAAGAACCTAAAAATTAATATATACTGAAAACATAATTAAACTTAATGTCAAGTCATAAAAATCTACATTTCTTCAACAAGTCTGGTGATAGTCTAAACTTAAACTATAATGAAAATACACAATTATTTGAAGGTTCTCTTTTATTTGATGAGAACTCAACAGATACATTCAAAACATATGCTCTTTATACTTTAGAGAAAGTACCAACATTTGAATTTGAATCTATAGGTGATATGGGTACAAATAAGTTCCAATTATTCAATGAATTTGGAATTCATTTCTATGGGTCAAAGACAAATGTTCCTGAACAAATAACTAATATAGAACCAGTTAACAATGATCCTACATTCTATTCTAAATGGATATATGGTGAAAATTTTGAAATTAAGTTTCCTGTAGGTACATTAGTTGTATTCAATAATACATTCTTAGAATTTAGTAATCCTGACAAATCATTTGTTGTTGTAGGTTCTAAAAAAAATGCTATTATGATTATATCAACTGTTGATAATTCAACTTTTGAAACCACATATTATAATCAATATTCAACCCCATCAAATTATACTGGTAAATTTATATCAAGTGTTGATGCAATAGGTGTTTATAATTATATTGATACTGAATATGTTAATAATATATCTGATTGGTCTGAGCCAAATTTCTATGATAAACTATATGTGGGTAAAAAACTTAATGTTGTAAATACTAACTTAAATGATGGTGCATATACTATTGAGAATCCAGAGATAACTGATATAATTAGTTTTGAGTATTCTGTTAACAGATTTAGCTTACCTTCAAATACTGATTTAATAATTGAAGTTAAATTAGGAACAGATTTACCAAAATTATATGATGGTGGTTTGACAATAACATCAGATAGTAAAATACTTATAAATGACTATTTTAATTTTCCAAGATTATTAAAATCTGGACAAGTATTTAAGATTGTAGGATCAGCTGAAAATCAGAATTTTTTAACTATTAAGGATAGAATAGATTTTGAAACAAATAACAATATTACATATTATAACTTATTAGATCAAGTAACTTATAAAGGTCAATTATATGAGTGTATATTGGCTTATACACATAGTCATGCATCACAAGATACATCATATTTGAATCCTGCTACTGATATAATTCACTGGTCAAACCCAACACATCTTAAAGTAAATGAACCTACAACAGATGAATCTTTACTTTATGCACAACTATACTTAACTACAGATAGATATTATTACACTCAAGTAGGTACATCATCTTCTGCAATTACTATGGCTTCTATTGCAGAGAAATATAAGACAGATTTTAAATTATTTAATATAGATTTATACTATGAGAATAGTTATCTTAAAGCTGATTTAATTTATCCAAGTAGATATGCAAGTGTTAACTTTTATCACACACAAATAGGTGAGACATACTCTATAGGAAGTGAATTAAAGACATTTGAGAGAATTATAGGAACAAAAGAAGTATTACAACAAGAATTAAATTATGACTTCTCTGAGAGATATAAATACAACATTGTATTTACTGATTTAGATGAATATGGATTAAAGTTAGTAATAAATAAACAAGTTTATGAAGAAGAAATAGCTTTTATTTATAGTGGTTCAACTATAGATATGTCAAGAACTATTGATAGAACACTAAGAAACTGGTTATCAAGAAATTATTTAGAATTATATAAATTGGGTATTAATGTAGAATTACAATATACACAAACACCTAATAATAATAATATAATGTTTTTCAATTCAATATTGATTATTACAGAATATCCAAATGTTCCAATTACAATAAATGAAATTAAAGTTGGTACTACTGCAAATTGTTATATAGAGGATTCAAGAGTTTTATTCAATGATTTAGGTCCATCATTAAATGTAAATATTAATAATAGAGATTATATTGTTCAAACATCAAACTTATATCTATTGGATATAAATGCTAATTTATTACCACTTAATAGTGAAATTATTGGTGCAACTTCTGGTATATTTGGTGTTACTTTTGATACAGGTGATACTGCAAATATATCTGTTGGTGTTGATGGAAAGGTATCATCAATTGTACTTTCATCAGTTGGTAATGTTGGTTATTCAATAGGTGCAACATTTAGTTTAGAATTTGGTGATATAAATGGTACATCATCTATTGTATTTGAAGTTGATGTTAATGATTTAAAAAGAAAGGCTGATATTACAACAACTTTAAAAAACTGGAATGATTTATATTCTACTAATTTGTTAGAGTATGGTATTGTTACAGAAGTTAAGAATAATTTACTATTGTTTAATGTTAAACAAACTGAGAATAGATTAGATTATACTGTATCAACTGGTAAGATTAATTTACCTGGTATAGATGATTATAAAATCACTAAGAAGATGAAAGGAAATGATGGTGTTTTAATAGCTTCTAATGAGGTCATCTTAACTGCCACTTCATCTGCTTCATTTGAACAAGCTGGATTTGCAACTGGTATGGTATTTTCAATTAATAATACTTATTATCCTTATGTTAATCAAGAGTATAGTGTTGATTTTTTGGATCCTAAAGTATTAAATTTAAGTTATCAAGGTCCTTTCTGGGATGTTAATAATTTTATATGTAATAAGTCACCATTTGTAACTATTGCATTTAGTTTAGGATTTGGACAAACTGGTTGTGGATTTGATACATTAAATGGTACATCTGGTGAATTTGATATACAATCATTTAGTGCATCAGAATTTAATATAAATTTTGCACCTAATACTTATAGTTCATTCTCATATACAGGAGTTTCTGGAATGGTTGATATTAAATATATTGAATTATCAAATTGTATCTATGTATATGGTGATAGTAGTGTTGGTGTTATTGATTCATATTATGGGCTACCAATAACAACAATAGAATTGAGTGGTAATACACAAAGTATTAAGATGGAATATAATATAGTAAATAATTATGTTTATTGTTTATCTAAAAACCTACTTAGTATATTTGATCCAGTTACAAATTTTGTAATATCAAGTATTACTTTAGCTAATGATGCATTTGATTTAGTTATCAATAATAGTAATGGTGATGTCTATATTAGTTATAATAATTCATCTAGTATTCATATATTTAGTTATGATAATTTAACATCATTAATAACAGATTCAGTGAATATATCATCACCAAGTGGTAAAATGGTTTTTCATCAATATGAAGAAGATATTTATATAACATCAACAACTAATATAGTTCATAGAGTCAATGGTGATACAAGAGATATAATAGGAACTTTTACAATACCTGGTTTATTGCCTAATATATTTTATGAACCAGTAAATAAGAGTATTTATGTATATGGTAGTGATGTTTATATTATTGATAATGGTTCATTGAGTATAAGTGAATTACCATCATCTTCAAATCCTGATTTGATATTTAATAATTTAACAGGTGAATTAAACATTTCAGATTCAAGTAATAATTTTACAAGAATAAGTGTTACTGGTAGTATGATTGATTATACTGATGTTACACATTATGGTTATATTGGATTAAATCCTTATGATGGTTCAATTTATTTATCTGCAACAGACAATAATATAGTTATTATTGATCCACTTACAAATTCATATGTTTTTAATGTACAAACTGCAATAACAACAAAACTTACTTATAATCCAGATAGAAAGTCAATGTGGTTTATACAACCATCTACAAATAAAGTAGTTGAAATTACAGTTCAATTAAATAATAATGCAGTAGTAACACAAGTTGAGTCAATATCAATAGAAGAAAACACAATGTATGGTAGTTTACACCCTAATTATGTACCAAGACCTGATATTTGGTTAAAAACAAGAGATTATTTTAGAAGACCAAGAGAAAACTTTAATACTGATAATCAAGTTAAATATTACTGGAAATGGTTAGCAGATAATGTACCTGAATTTTTCTTATATGATTATTCAGGAGAACAATTACAATTAACTGAGAACATATATAAAGGTTCTCCATCATATTCATATACTGGTGTTACACCTTTATCTCCTGCAGTTTTGAATAGGAATCCTAATAATGATGTAACTAAAGTTTCATATCCTGAATATCAAAAAACAATATTTGATAAAATTGAATATACATTAAGTTATATTGATGATGAAAATGATATTTCTACTAATGTTGAACCTCTACAATTATTTGTAGGTTTTCAATCTCAAAGTGAAGGAGCATTACGTTCTATTTTACAACTCTATAAACATGAAGATATTTCATTTACTATACCTTCAAGTCAGTCACAATATATTTCAATGGAAACATTGGATATAAATGGACCTGATAAAAGAGGACAGATAAAATTGAATGTTAATTCTGATGAAATATTTACTGGAAGAGGTTTAAAACCAGGACAACATATTGTTATTTATGTTAAAGATTCAAGTAATAAAAAAGACCAATATATTTCTCATAATAATGCATCAATGTTTATAATAAGAGAAGTTTATACAAGAACAATAATAGTTGATTTCTTTAATGTTACAAATGATATAATAGAAACAGAAAGTACTATTATAAATAATCATCCAAAGTCAGGTAATATAACATATCTTAACTTTGGTATAAAGGTAAAAGACAAAGAAATAGGTAGATTCTACACTTATGGTCAAACAGAAGAAGAAGATATTAGATTTAAGATAGAATTAGGTAATGTTGGTAAATTGATTGATACTAATGATGTATTTATATTTAAACAATATGATATATTAGAAGGTGGAATTGACTGGACATTCCTAAATAAGAAGAGAAAAGAGATGATGATGATGAAACATCTTATTTATCCATATATTGGTTCTTATAAGTCAATTATAAATGCAATTAACTTCTTTGGTTATAATGATCTACAATTAAATGAGTATTATAAGAATGTTGATACTACATCTCCAGAGTTCACCAAATTATTTAAGGTTGAAATTCCAGATATTTTTGACAATAGTGTTGAGGGTTGGACAGAAAATGACTTTATTAAACATACAATGCCAAATGATAAGTTTGAAGGAACTAATTTATTTAATTTAACATATTTTATTACTGATAAAGATGGTACAAATGTATTGACATATTCATTAGATGAGGTTATTATAAAATTACAAGGATTGAAATATTGGTTAAAGAAAAATATTATACCTTTAACACATAAGATACTTGATATTACTGGTAGAGTTTATTTAAACTCAGGTAATCAAATACAACATAAAGTAAATGATGTTAGAATAATTACAATTAATGAAAATATGACTCCTATTTCATTTAAAATGAATGAAGTATATCTTATGCCTGTTAATAGTGGATCAACTGTCTATAATTGTGTATTAGACTTCTATTCTATTATTCCGGGTGTTGGTGCTGATAAAGATCCTTTAGGATTAGTTACACCACCATTACCATATAATGGAGTTAGTATAGTTCCGCCTGATTACTTTAGTATTAGAATAAGAACTTATAAGACATATAAAGAGTGGGCACCATTTAAGAATTATATGATTGGAGATAGAATTATATATTTTGGTATTTTATATGAATCTGTAATAGATAATAACAAAGTAAATAGTCCAAGAAAATATGAATTAGTTGAACCTTGGAAATCTGGTGATATTTATGAATTAACAAGTCTTGTTGAATATAATAGTGATATTTATGTTTATGGTGCTACTGGTTCAACACAATCTACAATAAATCCTTATTTAGATTCAAATTGGAGAAATATAACAGAATGGAAACCTATAAGTTGGGATCCAGTTCAAACAATTTCTGAGTATAGAAATGGAGATAATTTACTACCTTTTAATTTCACAGTAGATTCTAATTTGGATCCATTTTTGGTTATTGAAGTAACATCTGATAATGGTTATGGTTCTGTTTATAGAGATAAGAAAAACTATGAAGTTAGAGGATTAAAAGATTTAATTTCAGTACAACAACAAGAATCAATTGGTCCATTTGTTCCAATAGTATTAAGATAAAAAAAATCCCTTAGATTTCTCTAAGGGATTTTTGTTATTTTACTTCTTCTTCAAATTGAAGTTCAGTTTGTGCAGGGTTTTTAACTTCACGAGTTACACCTTCTTCAAAGGCTGCAACCCAGTCTTGAACATCACCTGAAAGGTTTTTACCAAGAGTTTCATAGTAATTAAATACTTTACTAATATCACCAATTTTTCTAAGAATTTGAGAGAATGTTTGTGCATCTTTTGTTAATCCTTTAATTTTATGAGTAGATATTAAGTGATAGATATAAGTAACTTCTGTTGCATTAACTTCAAAAGTTTTTAACTCATAATCATTTGTAAATTTAGTGCCTTTCATACCTTCAAATAACTCTGTAAGTTCTAATCCAAGGAATACAGTATTTACATCATATTCAACTTTAGTTAAAATTAAATCAGTTATAAATTTCCATTGAGATCTATTTAGATTAAAGTTATATTTTGTTTCTTGTAAAAGGTCTTTATATGAATTCCATATTTCTTGTGCTTGTACATAAAGTTTATCTTTTTCTTCATCTGATTTACCTTTACCATCATTGTTATTAATGAAGTTAGTTATTTCTTGAGATTTAATATCTAATTCTTTTTCTGCTTCTTCTGTAATAAGAATATAATCTATTAGATTCTCAGTAAAGTTTATCTGAGGCTTAATTACATTAGTTTCTATTTTTGACATTTTGTTTTATTATTTTTTTTAGACAATGAAATCATCATCTTCTGAGTCTTCTTTTTGTTCAATGAACAAAGATTCAACTTGGTTTGCTCTACTTACTTTTTCAACACCATATTTGTTTACTAAAGAAGCAAATGTGTTTAAGTCAGTTTTTACTAATTTGATTTTTCCACTTTCAACATTCATGTTGATTTTGTCAATTTCTTGTTCAATTAGAATAGTTCTTGATTCCTCATCAAAAGCATCCATTAAGTCTTCATTGATTGTTACTAATAGTTCTCTTGGAGAACCTAATTCAATTGCCAATATTGCTGAATATTGGTCTGAAATTTTAGAAATTTTGATTAAACCTTTTTGTTTTCTATGTCCTAAGAATTGAAAGTCAATTTTAATAGGGAAAGATTTTTTGTCAAAAACTTCAAAAAAATCATTAATAGTATCTTCTGATACCTCGTAAAAATTATCGTTCATATTTTGTATTTGTTTTAGTGTTATAAAATAAATACACCAAAAAGTTTAAGATTTTATTAAAAAATATGAAATTATTGATACTATTACTAAAGTAGGTAAAAATTTATAATAAAGATTATTATAAAAAACATTACTTCTAAACAAAGAGTAACCTATTACTATTAAATAAGAATATTTATCAACTTTTTTAACTTCATAAGATTCAAAAAGTTCATTTAAACCAATAGATTTTAAGAATTTTGAAACCTCAAATGTATATTCTCTTATATAGTTTTCAGATATTTTATCAATATCTGACTTTTTAAGAGTAAACTCACCATATAATTCTTCTGGTATATTTAATACAGTGTAAAGTCTATAGGCAGAGTCAATTCTAACATTAAGTTCTCTTTCTAATCTTAATTTATTTAGTTTTAATGTTTTCTTATATAAAGAAAACAAAGTTAGTTTTTTAAAAAATGATATATTTGCCATAATACATTATACTATTTTATTATAATAAGTTTATTTTTCTTTTTTCATAGTCAAATCTTCAAGTTCACCAGTTTTAAATCCTTGTTTGTCTAAAAATTCATCTAATTGAGATGTGTTTCTATTTATATTATTAAGTAAATCAATCATAATATCTAATTGTTGATAAGTTTCACCATATTTACTTTTAGGTTTATCTTTTTGAATATTATCAGTTTTTTTCCCTTTACCTTCACCAACTACAGGACCTTTTTTTGTTTTATCTGTATCAAGTAGTTGAGCAAATACACTTCCTTTACTTTCAAGAGTGGTCATCATACTGGCAAATGCTTGTTCATTCATTGCTGCTAATACTGCCATATTACCTGTAAGTCTTCTTATTACATCTACTTTCTGACCATCAATAGAAGCTAATGCACCACCAAATTTTTTAAGTGCATTTGCCATTTTATCATATGCATTTGCCAACTTAACCATAGAGTTTGCAGTCCTTGATACTGGATCTAAACCAAATGCAGTTTTTAGTAAACCATCTTCTTCATTAATTTCACCTAACTTTTTAGCCAGTACTGCAAATCCAATTACATTTTTTGAAAGACTTTTCATAAAATTTGGATCTATAACTTGATTGAATTTTCCCTTGGAAAGTATTGATGCAGTTTCAACTAATTTTCTTGCTACTCTACTTACTGAATTTAATTCTATCCAATCAGTATCTTCAAGAGATTTTACAATTCCTACAAAAGAAGTAATTGTGTATTTAATTGAATTAATCCATTCTTTCTTAGGATATGAATTCCATATATTTGCTTTAACTGATGCAAATCTTTTTGCAACTGTTATTATGGCTTGAACTACAGAATTTATTCCATATACCATATCACCTGCTGCTTCTTTACCAGATGTAAACCATCCACTATTTTCACTCATATAAGTAAATATTGGTGCAAATGCTTGTAAGGCAGAACCAACATTCTCTCCCCATGTTTTTGAAGGTACTTTTGCTATATCAAATAATGCAACATTATCAGAAAATTTTAATGCTGCTGCAATTATACCATCTGATATAGTCAAGATTCCTGATTTCATATCTTCTGGTGTAACTTTAGTACTAAAGAATCCACCACTACTTAATGCTGCATATACAGGTGCAAATGCTGATATTGCCATACCAACACCTTCTGCCCAAGCTTTAGATGGTCCACCTGAAAATGCTACTTTTACACCTGCAAAATAGTTTGCAGCATCAACAATTCCTTGAGATACTGTTCTTATTGCATTTGCAAAGTCTTCTGGTCCAACTCCACCACCAAACAAACTCATTATTTTATTGGCTGCTAACATTGCATAAATTGGAGAGAATGCTCCTAATGCAAGTGCAATTCCACCTGCCCATTCTAATGTAGGACCACCTGTAAAATTACCTTTTGATAAAATTGCTGCAGAATCAACTATTGTTTGTGCTATCAATAAAACTGCTTCACCACCTGCAGTTAATGCTGCCATTCCTAATCCAAAAGATAAAAGAATTACACTACCTAATCCTGCCATAGCCAAACCAAATGCAGTTAAACTAATACCAACACCTAAAGCCCATCCTAAACCAGGATAGTTTGCATATTTACCTTCTGATAAAATATAAGAAGTTGCTACTATAGTTGCTGCTACAACTAAAATGGCAACTGCCCCTGCTAAAATTGCAACAGCACCAATACCACTTGATGCAATTGTTCCTAATACAAGTGCAGCAGTACCAAATGCTATTAATGATAATCCAACACCTAAAGACCATTTCCAGTCTGGATATTTACCTTCACTATAATCACCTAATCCTAAAATTAATGAAGTTGCCATTATTGTTGCTGCAATAATTAATATTGATATACCACCTTTAAGATAATCTTGAGGTTTTCCTATTGCATTTACTATAACTATACCTGCTGCCATTATTGCTACTGATATAGCTAGACAAACACTAAAAAATAAAATTTTAATCATTGACATGAATGTTATTCCATCAATCTCTTTTCTGAAATTATAGAAAACTGCAGCAGAGAGTGCAATTGCAACTGCAATTAATGTAAACATAATTGGAACTTTAATCAAATCATCTGTTGATAGATTACCCATCATTCTCATTGCAACTCCAATTATTACTAAAACAATACCCATTGCAGCACCTAAAATAAGAACTTTTAATAACATCATAAATGTTACTTCATTTATTTCTTTTTTATAATTTGAGAATATCACTGCAGAGAGAGCAATTGCCAATGACATTAATGTAAAGAATATTGGAATTTTTGGAACATCCTTGTAATCCATCTTACTTATACTTTTAAGAATTTTCTCCATACCATAAGAAAGAACAACAAAAACTGCTGCAATCAATATGGCAGTTAATGCTTGTCCAAGACTTATAGGAGTTATAAAACTTAATATTACTGATGACGCTGCAATTGCCAATGCCATTGCTGGAAGAATAAGTACCATTACAAATGCAGACTTCATTGCTTGCATAGGATCTAAACCTTTGAATGCCTTTATTAGTTTACCAATACCAAATGATATTACGGTAAACATACCTGCTATTAATATAGCTGTTAATGCTTGTCCAAATGATATAGGTGTTATAAAACTTAATACAAAAGAAGATGCTGTTATTGCCATTGCCATTGCTGGAAGAATAAGTAACATTACAAATGAAGATTTCATTGCTTCTACTAAATCAACCCCTTTGAATGCTTTTATTAATTTACCAATTCCAAATGATATTACTGTAAACATACCTGCTATTAATATTGCAGTTATTGCTTGTCCAAATGATATAGGTGTTACCATTTTTAATATCCAAGATGATAAAGTTATTGCCATTGCCATTGCTGGAAGAATAAACATAATCACTAATGAAGTCTTCATTGTTTGTACTGGATCCATACCTTCAAATGCCTTTACTAATTTACCAATACCAAATGATATTACTGTAAACATACCTGCTATTAATATTGCAGTTAATGCCTGACCAAAACCTATAGGAGTTATAAAACTTAATATAAAAGAAGAAGCAGTTATTGCAAATGCCATTATTACCATAACATATGATGTATTCACTGCTTGTTTTATTGGTATATTCATTTCTGCAATTTTCTCAAATGCTATGGATACTAAAACTATTGCTAATGAAAGTCCAACAACTGATAAGAAATCTATACTACCAATCAATTTGAATGCAAGACCTATTGCAAGTACACCAACTGCAATTAATAAAATAGTAGAAACTCCCTTTTTCAGGTTACTTTCTGATTTTTCATCACCACCAACGTCTTCAATTACATTACTTTTCTTGTCTTTTTTCTTAGACATTTCTAATATAGTTTGTTGATTTTCAAGAATTTTAGTAGTATCTTTTTTAATTGATTTGATACCAACATTAATTTCTTTAATCTCAGTTGTGAAGTCACCACTTACTAAAGCATTGGTTGTTGCACTATTACTTTGCTGTCCTTTTTTCTCAAGTGCTTCAGCAATCATAACAAGAGCTTCTGATAAATTATCTAATCCATCTAATAACTTTTTATCCATAAAGTATATATTAAAAATATTAATCCTTTTAACATTTTATAACTTTTTTACTATAATAGATAATTAATATATAAACAATAGAAATAATCATATGGAAATGGGAATCAAAAAAGTATTGAAGTACTATTTACTTGGAGAATCTCTTAAAGAAATTGAGGTTAATAGAATATTAAATAAAGTTTCAAAAAAGAAGATTTTAACTGAAAGAGAAAAAAAATTTCTTGAACTTTATAATCATAAAAGTGATGATAAAGATTTGATGTATCTATCTAAGAATACTACTTGTGAAAGAGTTAAGTTCTTTTTAGATGGTGGTAAAAAAGTAATGTGTGATTTACATGATAGAAATGGTTTAATAGGTTTACCAGTTTTGGATGTAGTGAACAATTATGAAGATGATTTTGGTTTGATTATAATGAAAAATGAAACACATCAATTAAATGATAGATTTCTTTATAACTTGATTTATAATAACAAGTTAAATAGATATTCATTACAAGAACAAGATGAATATTTTGAAAAATTAGAAGTTAAAAATGGTGATTAAAAAGTATAATGATTTTATAAAAGAAGAAGTCAGTGGTACTGAACTTATTGGTCCAATTGGACCTGCATATGGTGAAACTAGACTACAAAATAAAACAATTAACTCATTTGATACTGATGTAATTTATAGTGAGATTGGTGGTAGAATTTATACAATGGATGAGTATAATCAAATGTATCAAGATTATCTAAAAGCAGGTGGTGGTCCATTAGATGGTTTTAGTAAAGAAAACTTAGATACAATAGTCTCATTCTTTAATGATAAACAAGAATAAAAACAATATATACATTTGATATAAAAAAGAAATCAAATTATGAGTAAATTAGTAACATTAAATGGTCTTGATGACCAAAAACTATTAGACACTTTGTTTAATGATGAGATAGTAATATTTGAAGACATTCAAGGTTCAAAAATATGGGTTAGTTGGAATGGTAAAGAGTTTGTAATAAAACCAAAGTCATTATCATCAGAACCTATCAATATGGTTGACTTAGCAATGCAAAATTATTATAATCCTGCAATAAATTATTTTAATAGTTTAGATGACAGGGTAAAAAGTTTACTAAATAGAAAGTGGTCTTTTTGTTTTGAATACTTTCCTGATGAACAACCTGCCAATATTCAATATAATAGAGTTCCAAAGAATAAATTAGTTTTGACATCTATAAACAAATCTGGTAAGTATGAATTCATATTAGAAGAGTTAGAAGAATTTGCAAGATTATTTGATGTTGATATTATACCAGTTGTATTCAAAGGTAAACTTACTGATAAAATGATTGAAGCAATTAAATACTTTATTAATACTGGTGAAGATGACTTAGAATATATTTTTGGTGAAAAATCATTTACATTCTTCTTTTATAAGATTTTGAATCCTATGTTACAAAATTCATTTTTAATGGTGGATGAGTTTCAAAAGAATATAGAAAAATTAATAATTAGAAGTAGTTCAAATGATACATCATTTGAGTTGTTGAATCCATTATACAGAAGATTAAGTGAGAATAATGACACTGAGTTTGTTGAAATATACACTTTAATATTACTTAACTTTCTTAATTTCTGTCAATCAGTTGATTTAGAACAGGTGAAACTTAAAGGTGATAAAAAAGATGAGATTTATATTTACTTGATATGTAAATTATTTAACATTTATATTTCAGAAGTTAAATCTGATTTACTTGATTTTGATTTTATAGTTCCTCAATTTTTTGATAAAGATAAGTTTAAAATAAATACAGAACTAATTAACAATAAATTAACAAAAGAATACATAGATGAGAGTGATAAACTTGAATACATCTTCAAAGTTATATTAGGTTCATTTAATAGAAGAAAGAAAAAACCTATTGGAGTATTTACAGAGAATACAGTTAAATTATTTAATGTATTTGTTGATTCTATTGATAATCATATTAATGATTATATGGGTAAAATGCAAGAGATTGAACTGACAAGATCAGGATTACTTGATTTTGCTGATTTCTTTGATATTAAGTATGATACTGATTCAGAAGGACAAGTTTATCCTGATGTTTATTCAGAATTTGAAAAAGGTGTTGAGAATGATAAAAAGAAAAAAGGAAAAGGTGGTAAACTACCAATTGAACCAATGACACAAACAAAAAAACCTACTTTATAGTAGGTTTTTTTTTATCTAAGCCACCAGTCTCCACCTTTAACTTCTTCAAATCCTTTAACATCATGAATGTATTTATATACCCAACATTCAATATCACTTGATGTGTTTATTTTTGTTCTTATATACTCATCACCTTCAAACTCATCCAGTACAGGAAATAATTCAGGATCAATTAAATAAACATCACCTAATACTTTACCTTTACCATCTATAAACCCTGGATAAAAATCATTGACTTTGTATATTTTACCATTAATTGTTGCTTTTCCACAATAAATAGGATCCTGTAATAACTTTTTAGCAGTATCTCTAAACTGACCATACACAAATAAATATTCTCTCATAAACTATATATTTAATTTTTGATATAAAATTTATGAATGGGATAAATATAAGTATGAGAGAAGTTATTGTTAAGTCAGAATCAAGACCACTTAGAACTAAGTGGACAACTGAATTATCAACTGACTTAGATACATATATTAATAGTGATGTATCTGATGAGTTAGAAAGATTATTAGCCAATGAAATTAGAAGAGAAATGAGAAAGAAAAAAATAGAAAAAATCTTGAAACATATTGCTTAATTTTCATATAAAAACTATGTATATTGAGAACAAAATCACTAATAAAATACCAAGCCAAATAGTATCTAAGAGAGTAGAAGATAAAACTTTTACACTTCAATTTTTACCAGAATGTTTATATCATATTGAGAATATAAAAACTATAAATTATAAAGAAACAAAACTAAAAACAGACTATTTAATTGATATAATTCATAGTCTAATTTTAAAGTATTATTTTAAGAAAGAAAATAGATTTGCAATTAATGCCACTGTGTTAAAGGATAAGTATGGTTACTTATACAACTATTATATAAATTATTTAATTGATAATAACATAATTGCACTTATGACACAATATCAAACAGGTGTTACTTCAAGAATATATTCATTGGATGATAGTATTTTTACCTCTAAAATTAAGAGGTATAAAAACTATGACAAAGTTCTTTTAAGAAAGTATAAGGGTAAATTTGTTGAAATGGTTGGAAGTTCTATTGATGAGAAAGAATCATTAATTGATATTGATGTTAAAGAAAAGTTAGTTTCTGATTTATTTAGTGTTAATATTGAGTTTGATAGAGCAATATTTTTCTTAGACTCATTGAAGTATCAAGATTATGATATTTATAACAGAAATGTTTACTCTGTTGAGTGTATAAATAATAAACATATCTTTTATCACTTTGATGCTTATGGTAGAATGCATACTAATTACACAATATTGAAATCATTTATTAGAAAGAATTGTTTAATGATTGATGGTGAAGAAACTTGTGAAATTGATATACAGAATAGTCAACCTTTATTCTTGAGTAAATTAATTGAAGAGTCTGATAGTAAATGGGTAAGAGAAGATGAGTTTGAGTTGTTCAGAGAATTAACAACAAATGGTTATTATTATCAGTATGTTATGGAACAAACTGGAGAAGAAGATAAGAGAAGTGTTAAAGAAATGACCTATAAAGTTTTATTTGGTAGAAATGTTGTAAATAGTAAGGCAGATAAGTTTTTCAAGACATTATTTCCAACAATTCATAATTTTATTAAATTGTATAAGAAAGAACATGGTGATTATAAAATTTTGGCTTATGATTTACAAAAAGCTGAATCTAATTTAATATTCAATAAAATGATTAAGACAATAATGAATCTTCATCCTGAAATAAAAATAATTACAATACATGATAGTATTGTTGTTCAAAAAAAATATAGAGATATTGTGAATAATATCTTTCAAAGTGAAATAAGTAAAGAATTTAATTTAATATAAAAATATATAGAGTATGAAAACATTTTATCTAAAAACAAAGACTTCTGATGAAGTTATTAAAAAAGGAAATTTTCCATCAAAGGACTTGGCAATTGAATATTTTGCAGAAATAAAACAAATGAGTATGGGTAAACTATTAGAGATATTTAGAGTTACTACTAAATAAATTTAATATATAGTTTATGAACTTAGAAAATCCTCAAATATCATATTTATTAATATCATCTAATAAGTTGGATGATATTATATCTGTATTATATTCAAGAGATTACCAAATACTAGAAATGAAGAACTATGAATCAGGAGTATTTAATGATTCAATTTTGGCATATGGTACTATTGATAGTGATTCATTAAGAAGTGATATTATATTTTTACTTGATAAGTTTGATGTTAAATCTGCTATTATAAAGTATAAAGGTGAGAATAAACCAAGAAGAATATCTAATACAGGTTCAGAAAAGATATTAGGAGTAACTAAGTATAATGAAAATTGTGATAGTTCATATATTTACAAAGGAATGTCATTTTCATTTTTTGAAGAAAAAAGATATTGGATACCAAAACAAAAAGAAGATTTTAGAGTTGGTATGATTGTTGAATACTTCAATAACAATCAATGGAATGAAAAGTTAGTTGAGAATCCTAATGAAGAATGGGATAGTATGTATAAACTAATGTTAAAATATGATAAAATAAGAGTTCTATCAAGAAACTAAAAACCACTCAATGAGTGGTTTTATTTATTTTATCCAGAACCATTTCATGGTCTTTTCCCAAGATTGTGGTGTTTCTACCATATAATACATTGAATCATTAGGTTTTAATATAACATTAAGTCCTACTCCTGCTGTATTTTCAGTTCTCATAACAATTATCTTATCAGGATCAATGAAAGGTGTTACTATAAGATTCATACCACCAAGTATAGATGTATTATTATCAATTATTTGTTCATAACCCTGAATATATTGTATAACATTTTTACCAACTATAACAGTATTTGCAATACCTTTAGCACTTTCCATTGCAATAAAATTACTACACATTGTAATTTTTGTTAAAACTCTTCTTTTAAATGATTCAAATGAATCTAAACCATTATAAGTTGGTATGGTAAGATTTAAAGTATTACCAGGTAACTTAGCAATTGAAGTAGGTACATTTTTAGTTAAACTTTCTAACTTATTAAATACTTCATATTCTAAATCTTTGAAAGATGTAAATTTCTGAGCTCTTGTATTTACTGTGAATAATTTTGGACTTATTGTTGGATATGATCCAAACCCAGTGTTAGGTAAATTATTTCTATTTTCCCATTCAATTTCATCTTTTTCATCTAAAATGATGTCAATTGCTAATTCTCTGTTTTCTCTTTTTAACTCTCTGAGTTGAGCATCTTCATCTTCTGTAATCATATCTATATAACTTAGTGAGATTGATGGTAGATAAGGATTTTTAGTATCTTCTGTATAGTTACAGATTTTTTCTATATTTGTTTTCATTATACTTTTAATCTTTCTTCTAAAGCAAGTAATTTCCTTTTGTTCCAAGTTTCTTGATCAACTTGCCACTTTAAATGATATTGTTGGTCTGCTTGATCTGGTTGTCTTAATCCAGCTGAGTGATGAACATGTAGAAATTGAACTCCATCATGATATCCATTTATTATCATTCCTAAATCTTTACAATTTAAAAATAACTCACAATCTGAAAACATATGATTATATGCAGGATGATATATTACTTTATTTATTTTTTTCAAACAACCATAACTCATAAGAGGTATTGTTATACAAGGATCAATCATATTTGAAGAATCTTCTAATTGATAACCATCTGGAACAAATAGACATCCATCTTGGTCTTTAAATTTATTTACAAGATAAGTGTCCCAACTATCAGGTGGTAGAAAGTCATCTGATGCAAAAACTACAACATCTGAATCATTTTCACATTCTAAAGTTGAACTTAGTATATATGATGGATAACAAACTCCTATTTTATCTGTATTTACAACTTTTACCTCAACTGGATAGTCTTTTAAAAATTCTTTATGTTCTTCCCAGTTTACTGCAACAATAGTTCTTATATTCTCTTTATTATCTGCCTTTTCCATCCACTTCTGATGAAAATTTTTAAATTGTGTTGGTCTAATAGTACACCAAAGTATAGTTATCATTATGTTATCTTTCTATTTTTATCTCCAATAAATGGTTTAACTGAATCAATATATTCTTTTAATTTATCCTTAGTTATACTTACATAGTTATTATATATCTGTAAATTTCTATAATACCATTGTTGTTCAGGTTGAACTTTGTTATGATATAAATGATAACAATTATTATCATTTTCTTTCCATTTCAAGAAGTGTTTTACTTTGATACTCATTGCATCATCTTCAGCACCCCAACCAAAGAACTCTTCTGGCCAACCCCCTATTCTTTCTAATGCTTCTTTAGTAAAAATAGTCATTGCACCACACATTGGTAATTTTTGATGGTCTAACTCACCTCTACCAGGTCTTTGAATATTAAATATTTCATTACAATCCAATTTATTTTCATTTGGGTCTAAGTCAACTAATCTAATATGTGGTGAAACAAAGTCATAATTTTCTAATTCATCTATTGATGATAGTATGTGTTTGGTATCAATTAAGTTATCCGCATCTCCAAACACAATAGTATCAGTAGTTGCAGATTTCCAAGCAACATTTAAACTCCAAGATTTATTAAATGGTAGTGGGTTACTCATAAAAATATAATTTTCATTGGTTATTATATTTTTAGTAGGTAGTATAGGTTCTAAACCTTGTTCAATAACAATTACTTCACAATTCAAGTTTGAATCTTTTATATTTTTTAATACTTTTTCTAATGTAAGAGCTCTATCATCAGTATATTTAAAAGGTATTATATAAGTAAAATTAAAACTGGTCATATTTATTAATTTGTGAATTTTTTGGCATACTAAGATTTATTGATTTAATTAAATCTTCTTTAGATAGATTATTTAATGTTTGAAGTAGTTGTAGATTTCTTTGTTGTAAAACCATATTAGGCATTTCTCTATTATAGTATAATTGATAACCTTTTTGGTCAAGCTCAGTCCAATTTAGAAATTGTTTTACTTTATTTGATAAAAATTCATCTTCACCATGTCCAATAAGTTCTTCATACCAGCCACCTATTTTTTGTATAGCATCTTTTCTGAAAATACAAAAACTCTCACATATTGATTTTTCTCTACCAAATCTATCAATATTTAAAATATCTGGTAATTGTAAACCTGATTCATTTTGTTGAAGTTCAATTTGTTTTTTATAAGGACTAACCATATCATATTTTTCTATTAGTTTAAGTCCTTCAATAAATTTATTAGGATCCATAATTATTCCTAAATCAGAAAATACTATTACATTTGATTTTGATAATTTTGTTCCAACATTAAATCCCCAGGCTTTATTATAGGGTTTATTTGATTTTAGGAAAACTTGTCTTGCTTTTAAAGGTAGGTGTGAAATTTTTGAGTGTGTATCTTGTTCAACAAGAATAACATCAACCCCTGCAAATCCATTAATCCAGTCAAGAGTTCTTTTTAGATTATTGAATTTTTCTAAAGAATGTCTATACCCTATTATAAAGGTAAAAGTGTGTGTATTCATTCATAATTAATTATTTTTTTAATTATATGAATAAAAAACTTATTGTTTAGGAGTAATATACTCTTTTTGATTAATTATAGTTAACATTTGATTAGTTGATAATTCATTATGATTCCAATTCATCTTCTTACAGAAGTTTAATAGAAACTTTTCTCTTAATAATGAAATGTTTTCTTTTTGTGATTTATCCATAATTTAATTTTTATTTTATATATAATTTTATTATCTTTGCAGTATGGTATTTAAAGTAAGAGGTATATTAGATTTCAGTCCAGAGGACAAAACTAAGAAGCATGTTAGTCAAGCTTCTTGGAAGAAAGTTGCTATGATACGTACTAATTGTGAGTTAGATAGATACTATGCTTGGTTTTTGAAAAAAAGATTTAATCTTGAGTTAGTTAGAAACTTGAGAGGTACTCACGTTACTTTTATTAATGATAGAATGGATGCTAAAACATTCAACCAATTTGCTGAATTATTTACTGGTAAAGAAATTGACTTTTATGTTGAAACAGAACCAAGAAGTAATGGTGAACACTGGTGGTTAAGAGTTCATTGTCCGGAAGCTGAAAGTATCAGAGAAATAATGGGTTTATCAAGAGAACCATTCTTTGGTATGCACTTAACATTAGGAAGAGCTGAAGAAAGATACCCAGAGGGTGTTGAAGAGAATAATAATTCAATTTTGAAAATTAAAAAAGATTACATAGAACACTCTGAGTATATCTTAGAATGTTGTAAAAGACATGAATTAATTTCTAATGAACCAAGAAAACCATTAAGTGAATTAAAAATAGTAGAATGGAACAAATAGTAAATTATATAGAAAATACATATGAGTTTGAAATTGTACCTTGTTCAATTCCAGCTAGTGACTTTCAATACATAAAAAGAAACTTTTACATTTGGATAATGAATAGTGTGAGTAAGAAACTATTCTACTTTTTAAGAGATAAAGTTTCACCTATAAAGTTTTTAGAAGAAAGACCTGATGGTACTATTTGGTTGAGAAAAAGAATGTCTGATAATAAATTATGTGAAATTGAAGTTAAGACAATTTATCTATATGACCATAGTACACAAGTTAAACTACCAGATGGTAATTATTCATTTCCTACAGAATATCATAATTATTCAATAAGATTGGTAAATGATTATCTTTATGTACATAATCTTGATGAAATACAGATAGAAAAGTTAGATACTATATTAATAGATAAACATCTTTGTCAGATTCCTGAGTTGAAAGAGTTTAATAGAAATAAAAAACTTGAAAATATATTAAATAATTAATCATGATGTTACATGATTAAACAAATCTATAGTTATTCATATAACAAGAAACTAATTTTGTTATATGAATAATAATGTAGATAAACAATACCTTGATTTTTTAAGACATATTCTTAAAAATGGTGTTAAAAAAATTGATAGAACAGGTACAGGAACAATATCTGTATTTGACTACTCTATGAGATTTAATATGAGTGAAGGATTCCCTTTACTTACTTCCAAAAAAATGTTCACTAAAGCAGTTATCATAGAACTTATGTGGTTCTTGAAAGGTGATACCAATATCAAATACCTAGTTGATAATGGTTGTAATATCTGGAATGGTGATGCTTATAAGGCATATGAGAGATATGTTTTCTCTACAGAAGAAAAAATAAGAAAAGAAAATTGGCAATGTGATTTTCAACCAATTGAGATTATGACTAAAGAACAATTTGTTGATAATATGAGAAATGACCCTGAGTTTCATGAAAGATGGGGTGACTTAGGTCCTGTTTATGGTGCTCAATGGAGAAATTGGGAAGGTGTTTCTGCTGGTATGGCAATTTCACGTGATATGGAATGGGGTTCTAATAATGTAGAAGAAGAGAAATATGGTATAGACCAAATTGCTAATCTTATTAATGATCTTAGAACTGATCCAGACTCAAGAAGACTTATGGTTAATGCTTGGAATGTTTCAGAAATTGAAAATATGACTTTACCACCTTGTCACTTTGGATTTCAATGTTATACTACAGAAATGACATTTGAACAAAGACTAGAACACTGGTGTAGTTCATTAGGTAAACACATTAGTTATGGTAATGACTTTGATGAAAAGAAATTAGATGAATTGAATGTTCCAAAGAGAAAATTGGATTTGAAATGGTTTCAAAGGTCAGTTGATTCATTTTTGGGATTACCATTCAATATTACATCTTATGCATTACTATTACATCTATTGGCAAGAGAAGTTAATATGGTTCCAAATGATTTAATATTTTCAGGTGGTGATTGTCATATATACCTTAATCATGTTGATGTTGTTAAAAAACAATTAGAACAAGAAACATATAAGTTACCAAAATTAGAATTATCTAATAAATCAATTGATGATATAAAATATGAAGATTTTAATATAATTGGATATCAATCATCACCAACTCTTAAAGGTGAGTTGTCAAATTAAAAAATAAAATAATAAAATGAGTAATTTAAGCACAATGAACTATTTAGATAGTATAGTTGAACAAATAAAAACTATTGATACTACTGACTTACCAGATAAAGTAAGTGATGAAGCAGTTAATACAATTATAGAAGAACAAAAAACCTTCTTTTGGATAAGACTTTATATAAAAGATGAACAACCAAATATTGAAGTTGGTGATGATGTTACAATTCATTATACACCAAGTGGTGAAAAAATGACAACAAAGTTTATCTGTTATGGTAAACAAGGTTTAGATAAAGATAATGGTGATATAGTAACCCATTATAATACAGAGGATGATAAAAAAGTTCTTTGTTTAATGGTTGATGAAAAAACAGTTAACTTTAGTAAAGAAATTCCATTTATAAGAACTCTGTTCAAAACAGGTAGACACTTTGAATACCAATTAGTAAGAAGAGATGAATTACAATTTATAATTGATAAAAATAATATTATTTTAGATTACTATGACACTTCTTTCTAAAGAAATAGAAAAATACTTCAATCTTATTAAAGTTGATAGTAATCCTGTTTCTTTCAATATAAGAGAAGTATTTAAAAATAATGGTAAAGTAGAATCTTCTATAAGAGAAGAGGTATATAATTTAGAAAAATATCAGTTAGACATAACTGATATTTCTTCTATTAAAACAATGTTATTTACCAACATGACATTATCTAATATCAAAGAGGTAAAAATATCTAAAAATACACTTATAATGCTTTTTAGAGATAATAAGAAGATTATTTTGAAAGAACTAAAGGATATTTCATCAACTAATTTTATAATTACATCAACTGACATATTTAATAATTTTTTGACTGATATAGATTGTGAAGTAATTATAGATAATTCAGTTAATGATATTATTGTAGGAGAAAGAACAGATTTTTTATTAAGAGAAATATCATCAACAGAAATAGAGTTTTATTTTGATAAAAGTAAGTTTAATTGTTTAATAATTAAGTAATTTCAAATTCAAAAGTCTCAAAATCTCTATTACCATATTTTACACTAACTTCAATACTATTTTTAGGATTAACAGAAGATGTTCCTAATAATTGACCAATTTTCATATCTCTGGTTTCTGTTGTATCATAAAAATTAACAACAATACGATAATCAGTTATTAAACCTGTTTCATGTAATCTTTTTCTAATTTTACTTCCTATCCAAGATGAAACCTCATGAGAAAATGAATCTGATTTTCTATGTATGAAAAATTCCAATGATTTTCTACAAAAGAACTCTATAATATCTTTAATATAGGTTCTTTCAATTTCTGCTAACTCTTTCATTAATTAATTCCTAATTTTCTTAATTTAATATCTCTTTTAATAGAATCATCTACAACAAGTTGTATTTCTTTTTTACTTACCCATTTATCTTTCATAAAATCAATAATACCTTGTTTCTTTTTAGGATCTCTTGCAATTCCATCAGTTGATGTAAAATCAACAGCTCTAACTTTTACTTTATCTTTTGATGTGTCTAAAACCTCAAGTTCATAAGTAACTTTGAAACTTTCTTCTTTGTCTGTTTTTGGATTATAACAAAGTCCATAGTCAGGATAAATAACTTTATCACCTGGCTCAATTAGCATAAGTTCTTCATTGAACTTTTCCATTTCAGTATTTTTTGCTTTTATTTCAGTAAGTTCTTTTTTTAAAGATTCATTCTTTGAGTAGAATATATGTAATAGTATTATTAGGAAGAATAAACAACCTAATGAGACTAATAGAGCAATTTGTAATATCATGATTTTTAGTTTCCTATTTTAGTATTTTTTAATAGTTTAGTTTAATAATTTTCTCAGTTTGACATTTCTGCACAAATTTAGTGAAAAAATATTTAATATATACACTACAAATAAATTTATATTAAAACATATGAAATGGATTAGAAATAGAAACAAATTCCTTAATGAAGCAAAATTAAGAGATGTTATATTCCCTACACAAGCTAAAGAAGTTGCTTCTAGATGGGGTGAAAAGTATTTAGACTATGAAGAGATAGAACCTACAAGTAGTATAGAACAAGGAAGGTGGAAATTAGACTATGAGGATAAAATGGCAGTATTTTCAGCTTTTATGGATTGTGATATGGATGAAATAATTGAATTATTTGATAATTTACCACAAGCTTTTGTTAATTTTATTTCTGAGGTAGCATCAGATAACATAAAAGGAATTGATATAAATAAACCTACTTTAGACCAGTTGGTATTTATTTTTAATCCTGTATTTAGAAAAATATCTGTTAATGATACATTAGCAAATAATATGATTTCTAAAGATGAGAATGGCAGACCTATAAAAGATTCTGATGGAAATATGATTAGAGTTGAGAAAGTATCAGGTGAATTAGTTTTAACAAATAACTTAGTTAATATTAATACTATTCTTGATGATTATAATTCAATGGTTAATAAATATGTAAATGGTAATTTAGGTGACAAGTATAAAAATTCTGATATATTGAATGATGATTTGTTCTATAATAATGACTTACAAAAATATGTAAGTGCTGCAAAAGATGATTCAAATTATGATTATGATTGGAAATATGATGTTGAAATTTTTGAAAAAGATATTTATTTATCTATTAAACATAATCCAATGGATATATTAAATATGTCTATATCTAAATTCTACTCATCTTGTCAACATTTATATACTGGTGGTCATAGAAGTCAATTACTGGCAAATGTGTTTGATCCTAATAGTATTCCTGCATTTTTAATTTTTGATTCACCTATTTATAATAAAGAAAATCAAAAAATATCTGATGTAATGCCATTATCAAGAATGCAATTGAGAAAGATTGAAACTATGGATGAGAATAAGAATGTTAAAATATATTTTGATAGAGCTTATCCTGATAGAATGCAAAATATTTTCCCAGAAATTGTTGAGAAATATACATCAAATAAAGAAGCTGAAACTACAAGTGGTTATAATTATATTTATGCACCAGATATTGATTCAGGTGATGAGAATACATTAGAAAGACCATATCATGATAGAATTGAAGGTAGAATTATAAATAAAAAGAGAATAGGTTCTAATATTAGAAGTCTTGACCTTTCTGCTATACATGATTGGAGTAATTTTATTATATCACCAAATAATAATCTTAAAGAATTAGTTATTGAAACTACTCAACTACCTGAAAATCTATTAGATCTTAAACTAGAACTTGAATGGGTTAAGTTTAAATATTTGAAGTTAAATACATTAGAACCATTTTCTAAAATATCATATTCTGCTATAGCTTTTGAAAAATGTAAATTTGATAATAAGATATTTACAGATATTTTAAAGAATACTCCAGATGTTAAAAAGATAAAACTTATAAGTTGTGATAATGCAACAACTCCTAATTTTTCTAAATTCAAAAATTTAGAAGAGTTACACTTTATTTATACATTAGATACTATTAAACAATTAGAAAGAGCAATTAGAGGTGTTGAAAGTCTTAAAAGACTTGGAGTATCTGGTGATTTATTAACAAAAGAAACAAAACCATTTTTTGATTCATTAAAATCAAAAGGTGTAAAAATAGAAGTAACAGGACCATCTATATAATGAAAGAATTAAAATATATACAACTTTTTGAAGCATTTGAATCTAGTAAACTATCTAAGACATTAAAGTTTATTAATAAACAATATAGAAGTAGATTTTTACAAGATATAAAATCATTGTGTAATTCAAAAAACTTCCCATTATCTGAGATAAGTGATGATTTGTTTGAATATCTTCCTTATAGAAAGGCACTTTCACTTCATAAAGATCCTGTTCAGAAAAAATGTAGTGCAACTTCTGAAAGTGAATTTAGTTCTGGTGTGGCAATACCTGGTGAAAAGTGTGAAGAAGGTAAACTAAAAAGAAGTTGGGGTGCTGGTAGAGTTAGAGTTATGACTTGTCCTAATTGTAATGGCACAGGAATTGAACCATTCAGAGAAAATTGGAAATATCTTAAATTTTGGTTTAGTGCTGATAAAAAGTATGTTGCAAAAACTGCAACAAATGGTGTCATTTATGGTGATGGTACAAGTCCATATAGATATGATAGAAATGTTGGTATAAGTTATGGTTCAATTGGTGCATCAGGATGGTATTGGAGTGAAGAAGTTCTTAAAAAGTCATTGAAAGAAGCCAATTTTGCATTAGTACTTGATTTAGATAAATTAGAAAAGAAATCTAAAAAAGTAAAAAATACAAAAATAACACAAGATAATAGAGAGAAAAGTAGAGAAAATGCACTTGCACTACAAAGTAATCAAGATATTAAAGACCAAAACATTAGAAGATATTTTGATGCTCTTATAGAAAAAAGTAAACTTAAAGGTAACTTAGATGATATTAAAAACTTACATAAATTAGTTTCAAGATTTATGTGTGGTAATTATCCATTATTTGCATTACATCCTTCAAGTGATGTTGATTCTATGCGTAAGATAAATAGTATTGGTGAAGATATTTATGGTATTATGGTTTCTTTACAAAAAGATAATAGTCAAGGAAACCAAAACTCACTAATAACTAAAATACACAATGTAAATGGTAATATTAAATCATATCTTAATGGTTTGAAAGAATATAAAATTAGAATTAAGAAAAGTTTAGAACTAACTAAATCATATCTTAATTCTCAGTCAGAAAGAACAAAAGATTATAGATCTGTTAAATTATTTAATAATATTATGGAGATAAATAATCTTATTTATAAGTATGTATCTAATTATAAAGTTGAGACTTTATATGATTATGAGTCACTATTAGCAGATTTGACAACAATTACTGAGTTATTTGATCAAAAAAGATATTTATATGATGTTAGATATTTCTTTGAAAAAACTTCATCTAGATGGAGTTGGGATGATGCAAAAACTTATTTAACTGATAGACATCTTTATGATAGAGAAATTGAATCTGGACTTGAAGGTAGTGAAAGATTTATACAATTCTTAAAAAATAAATATTCTTTATAAATGAGACATTTGAAAATATATGAAGATTTTAATAAAGGTAATGGAATCTTAATTATAGTTGATGTTCAAAAGTCTTTTAAGAAATTTTTTACAGATAATTACATAACTGCACTTAATAAGTATTGTCAGAGTTTTAAGGATGTTTATCAAATATGGGATAATCATATTGATGGTAAGAATGTTGATAAAGATTATCTATATGATGAGAATCCAGATATTCCAGTTCATAATGACTTATATAGTTTCCCTAATCAAAGAGATATGATTGAAAAAAGATATAACTATGATGTTGATGCAGATTTTTATAAAAAGATATTAGATGAAAAGGTTTATAATGATATTAAACAAAAAGAAAAAAATCATCTATTAAATAGAGGTGATTTCTTTAAAACTACAGAAGATACCTATCTTATCTATATTGGTAACAATCATAAATGGTATCACTTACCTAAGAAGTTACAAGAGTTATTTACTAACTTAAAAGGTAAAGAGGTTGTAATGGTTGGTGGTTCTGACCAAGAGTGTTATTTAGATGTAGAAACTGCAGCAAAAACTTTTGGTGTTAAAATTAGAAGAGATAATAATTATATTTATTCTGCTACATTTTGTCCAATAAAATAATAAAAAAGATATGAGATACTTAAAAACTTTTGAAAATTTTGATTTTGATAGAATTGATTCTGATGAATCAGATTATTTATATGTAGAAACTTCACAGATACCCAATTCTGGTAAAGGTTTATTTACTGCAATAGATATTGAAAAGGATGAAGTTATTTCAGTATTTAAAGGAGAAATACTTTCAGATGAAGAGATAAAATTAAGAACTGAATCAGGGAATGATGATTATTTTATGAATCTACCAAATGGTGACATATTAGATTGTAAACAAACTGATTGTTTTGCTAAATATGCTAATGATGCTGAAGGTTCTGATACAGGATTTAAAAATAATTGTATCATTTCAATGGAAGAAGATGATGTTGTTTTAGTTGCAACAAGAAATATAGAAGCAGGTGAGGAAATATTTGTTGAATATGGTGAAAACTATTGGCAAAATAATTCTTATAGACTTAGCTAATAGTGGCATAAACTTCATATCCATTAATTGTAAAATTAATTTCCATATATTCTTGATACCTTTCTGGATCATCATAGAAATTCACAACTAGTTCATAGTTCATATTATCAATTTCAGGTATATAATCTGCAATTTGTGCCATTAAATCACCTTGTATTGATTCTGATGATAATTTAGTTTCATGTAACAATAATGTAAGGTCTCCACCAAAGTTAGGTTCACCTAATACTTCTCCTTTATTAGTAAATAATATCATTTCATACTTTTGTATGATAACCTTTACCACATCATCTTCAATTAGTTCTAATGGTATATAATCAGGATGTCCTGGATAATGTATATAAAAGTCTATAAAATTGAAATTTGCCATATAATTTATATATAAAAATTTTATATATACATTTATGAAATATATGAAAACATATGAGTTTTTCTCATCAGGATTTGGTAGTTCATCTTCACCAAGATTTTCAAGTTTAGGTAGTTTTATTACTTGGGCTGACAAAAGATATAGAGAAGAAGAATATGATGATGAAGAATTTGAGGAAATTATCTCTATATTAGAGAATGAGTGTAAACAATTTCTTGATGAGGTAAAAGAAGGTAAAGTAGGTCCTATTTTTAGAGGTGCAAAAAATATTGATGATACTTATACTAAAGGTCTTGGAGTTAAAGGTTCTAGAATTGATAGAGCACCTCTTGATACTAGAAGAGATGTATCAAAGATTTTAGATAATTGTTTTGAGGAAAAATTTGGAGTTAAACTAAGAAGTAGTGGAGTTTTTGCTTCTAAACTACCAACTGTTGCAAGTGATTATGGTAGACCTTATTTATTTTTCCCAATTGGTGATTATGAATATTTTTGGAATCCAGATGTAAAAGATTTATATGGTGATATTGAAGGAACACATTGGTATTACATTGATGAAAGTGATTGGGAATGGCAATATGGTCCAGGAAATAATGGTGATTGGTGTTATGATGGACTTGAGTATGATAATGATATTATAACTGCAGTTAAAAGAGTTAAAGAAGATAATACTGACTTATCAAATAAGTCATTTGAATATGTTCAAAAACTTTTAGATTGGGAACCTGCATGTAGTATTGAAGACTATATGCAAGGAGCACAAGCAGAATTACAAAATAATTTAGAAGATATAGTAAGTGGATATGTTAATAATCAAATGGATAAGATAGTTGACCAAGAAATAACATTTGTTTGTGATAAATACTATTTAGTTGATCCTGCTTTTTATGTCAAATATTTAGAATACTTAAATGATAAGAATTTAGATGAATATAAAAAAAATAACCCAGATTAAACTGGGTTTTTTAATATATCTCTAAATTTTCCTACTACTGTCATACCTAATATGATTGGATCAATTGCACTATCTAATTTAGGTGTAAATTCAGTTACTACATAACTTGTCTCAAATAATTTAGATATGTCTTCTCTTTTCTCATTAAAGGCCCACTCAACAAATGGTTTACCCAAAAGAGTTAACATTGAGTGTATCTTCTCAGCACCAAAGTTAGACATTAAGAAGTGATAGATTTGTTCATAGTCTAAATCATCATATAAACTTTTGTATAAATCTAATTTTATTTTATTTGATATATTACTTGAACCATTACTTAATGAACCTGTTTCTAAATAATCTTGAACTTCAACTATTACAGACCTAAAATCTGGAAATTTCTTATTGATAATTGAGATTAAGTCTTCTTTAGGTATTTCACCACCTTCTTTAGGTAGAATAGTATTATTGATTTTTTTATAGATTTCTTGTTTTAAGAATTTTTCTTCTTCTAATCCTTGACAATCAAAGTCAATCAATTTGATTCTTGATTTTAAACCATCAGTTACTTTGTTTATGTGGTTTGTAGTTATTATGAAACGTACATTCTTATTATATTTTTCAATAAAAGCTTTGAAGGCATCTTGGAAGTTTGTTGAAACTCTTTCAAACTCATCTAAGAATACATACTTTACATCTGAACTAACATCCATTATTGATGAGAATTTACAGAAATCATCAATTTGAGTTCTAAGAACATCAATAGAAGTATCAAAAGAACAATTAAGTTCTAAAAATGGAGTTTCTTTTGAGTATTTACCTATAAGTATTCTTGCTAAACTGGTTTTACCAGTTCCATAGTGACCATGAAAAATGTAGTGTTGAGTGACACCATCTTTGAATCTTTCTCTTATTCTTGGTAGTAAGATAACATCTTCCATATTCTTTGGTCGATATTTTTCCCACAATAATAATTTATTTACTGACATATAATTTCCTTTACATGATATATTGAAATTACAAAGAAAAGTTTTTTAATATATACAAGTATGATAGGAGAAAGATTTAATTTTGAAGATGTATTTTTTAGAGACCTTACAATTTGTGTACTTGATACATTAGAAGGACAAGTAAAGTGGATTAATAGATTTTCATCAGGTGATAAATATGTGAATGTACCCTTCTATTACTCAATGACAGGTGATGAAAGATTTTTATTAGATTCATTTGTTGATGATATAGTTTCTGGAGATTCTTCTGGTAATGGTAGATATGTTGAATTAAATACAGATATTATACCAAGAGGACATGTCACAATGACTGGATTTAATATTAGAGCTGATGAGTATGCAAATCCAAATGTTTGGTTAAGAACAGTTGTTGAGAATGAAGTAGAGATAAGAAAATTAATTGGTAGAGTTAGATCTGTTCCTGTTTCAGTCACTTATGACTTGGAAATATTATTATCAAGTGAATTAGATATATTTAAGTGTAGTCAATCAGTTATGGATACCTTATGGATTTATAAGTTTATGTATTTTGAACATAACTTTATGAATATAGATGCTGTTATTTTGATGCCTGATACAAATGGTATAGAAATATCAAGAGAAAAAAATCTGACAAGTGATAATATGGTTAAGTTAAAAGTTTCTTTTGAAGTACAAACTTATTATCCTGCATTTAGAAAAGATAGAATTGATATGCCAGGATATTCAAAAGGAACAGGACAATCAGATATGAATGGATATTCAATTGAAGGAGGTTTCTCTGATTACTTTAACCAACCAGGTTCCACACAATCAAGCTATTACAATCAAGATAATTACTTTTTACAACCAAAAAGAACAAGATGGTTTAATAATATATTAAGAGCAAGGGAACAATCAAATGCAAGAAATGATAATCCTAGTTCAAGAGGAATACAAAATAGGAATACTAATAAAGATTAATAAAAAGTGGGAAAAAATGGCTTTTTAATATAAATATATAGTATATAAAAAAAATAATATTTAATAATATGAAGAATCTTAAACTTGAATTGTTTAACTTCAAAAAGGATCTTGCTTTAGACCAGGAAGAGATATTTGTAATTGTGGAAAGCCATATGAATGCTTGTAATCAACACTCTGAGAAAACTATAATTACTTCACTTAATGAAAGATTAAAGCCTTATACTTATGATAAGGATGTTAAATCTTTATTAGAGAACCTTAATGATGATGTAGCAAACTATGAATTGTTATATGAATTAAAAAACTTATATAGTGTCCTTAATTCTAAAAATCAAGGTGAACTTTATAGACAACCTATAAATGTTTTACTACAAACTATTAATTTAGAGACTGATCAAGATAGAATGTCAAAAGTTCTTAATGAGTTAGCAGTTTATGACTGGGTTCCAGAAATTAAAGTATTTGTTCATAACTTAACTAAATCTCCAGAGAAAAGAAATAATCTTTTAAGTGGTGGTAATGCTGAATCAATTTTTACAATTGTTGAGCAAGTTGAAGAAGGACACATTGCATTAGTTAGAGATTCTTGGTTTTTATTAACTGAAAATTCAATTGAAAAAACTTTATTAGAAAACCATGTTAAAGATATGGAAGCTTTACAAAGTTTAAGAACATTGGAAACAGCTATGAAATATGCCTCAGTTACTGAAAATAGAATCAATTTCAGAATTTCTGAATATATGACTATTGGTTTAGGAGTTGGTAAAAAAGCTCTTTTCATCAATGATGATGAATTAAATGGTGAAACTACATTAGAAAGTTTATTTAATTCTCCAATTGTTCCAATTGTAAACAAAAACTTTTATCCAGTTTTATTAGAAACTTCTAAAAACTTAGATAAATTTGTTGAATTAGATGTTGTTAAAAGAGTTAATAACTTAATTAATCCTTATTTAGAAGTATTTGCATTCAATTACAAAAATAATACATTTGTTTACAGATGTGATGAGAGATATGGTAATTCATTCTTCAAATATGAATCAGCTTTAGAATTAGTAAATGAAGTAAGAAATGAATTAAATTGTGACTTAACTTATTTCTATGAAAATAAATTAGGTAAAGAGTTAATTGTTAAAAGAAAACTTGAAGATAAAGAAAGAGAAATTACTCTTAAATTGGAAGATATTTACTTTAACATTGAAAAAATTAAAGGTTCTATCCAAATGATTGGTGAGTCAGAAACTTTAACAACTGCTCTTAAAAACTTAGAGAAAAGAAGTGCAAATCTTAATACTGAATTAAATGCAGTTAAAGAATTACAATACAAAGAAAGAATTAGAGGATAATGAAACATTTAAAACAATTTAATGAGGGTAAAGAAGAAATAATGGCAGCCATTGTTGTTAAAATATTTACTTTAATAGGATTTGATGTTGATGATGATGGAATAGTTACTTGTAAAACCAAATTAGCAAGATATATGAGTGATATATTAGTTAGAGAGGGAAAATTTGAAAAGATTGAACATAATAAATATAAAGCTAAAGTATAATAAAAAATACTCAAACAAAAAAGTTTGAGTATTTTTTTTATATATAGATTATGTATTCATTATATGTTTTAAAAGATCCAAATACTTTAATAATTAGATATGTAGGTTATTCAAATAGTCCTAAAAGAAGATTATGGGAGCATATAAGAGATGCTAAAAAGGGTGTTAAAACACATAAATCATACTGGATAAAATCATTAATTGACAATCAGCAATCTCCATTAATTGAGATTTTATATAATTGTGATAATCATGATGATATATTACACAAAGAGATTGAACTTATAAAAGAACTTAAAGATAATGGTATTTTATTAACTAATTTAACTGATGGTGGTGATGGTCAAAGAGGTAAAAAATTAGATAGAAATCATCCAATTATAAATTACAATCTTGGTAAAAAGATGTCAGATGAAACTAAGATAAAACTATCAGAATCTAGAAAGGGTATAGTCTTTACTGATGAACATAAAAATAAATTATCAATTAAAAAAACTGGATATAAAAGGAGCTTAGATTCAATAGAGAAACAATCATTAACCAAATCTTGTAAAATAAAAGTTCTATATAATGATGAAGTTTTCATATTTTCTAAAAAATCAGAAGCTGTTAAATTTACTGGGGTTAACTCAAACCAAATAGATAAATTAATAGAAAAAGAAGAAAAATCTAAAAAAGGTTACTTTTTTATTAAACTTTATTAATCATAAATATATAACATGAAACCATTAAAGGTAAATAAAGAGTTTAACTCTTATAAAAAATGATTTAAAGGTTATTTATTTAAACAATAAAGATCTCTACATAGAGATCATAGTGTCAAAAGCACAGGGAAGACTAACAAGAAATGCTGAGAAAATGCTAGAACTTTTAGCAAAGAAAACAATCAAAAAAATGAGATACTGGTCAAATGATGACAAGTTAGATTGTTACCAAAGTGGATTATTAGATATGTTCCAAAACTGGTATAACTTCAATGAAGACAAATCAATTAATGCATTTGCTTACTTTACAGAGATATTCAAAAGAGGATTAGCAAAAGGATGGAATGATCTTTATAAAAAGAAAGGTGATAATGAACATCAAATTAAACTTATTTCAATAAATAGTGCAAATGATGGAAATGGACTCCACTCAATCTAATATTAAAGTATATGATATAGTGGTAAATCCTGGATTTGGTTCTGCCACTATAACAAATACAATGTCTATTTTTCCACCAAAGAATGTTATAAGAAAGAAAAAGATAGAAAACTTATTAGTGATTTTTGATAAAAGTAGTAAATAAAGACTAATGAAAAATTTATCAGAGACTATTATTCTTCAACTTTGGGAAGAATCTATTAAAGGAAAAGGTTCAAGACCAGATGGTTGTTCTATACATATAGACTTAGAAAGTAGATTACATTATATCAATACAGAATATGAATTAAGACAATCAAATGTTATTCCTGATGAATATGAAGTAGCAGTTGGTACACCAATTAAAGTTCATGTAACTGATAATATCTATAATATTCTAAAAGAAGAAAAATCAATTAGATTATTACAAACAGAACTAAGAAACTTAGTTGATTTAAAAGAAATTGAATATATTTTAAATTAAAGACTGAACTTTTTTAAGTGATTTTCTGTTATAATTATAAAGTCATAACCCTTTTTATTACACCATGCAATCATAGTTTCCCACTTATTTTTATTCTTATAAGCCATCTTTAAATCATACTCAAAACTTTTTAACTTTTTCAAACTTGTTTCAGGTACATTTGCAAATTTACCTTCATTTAATTGTATAACCATATCATATTCTTTTTGTGGTTTAACCTCAACAACAACCTCTTTAAGAGTTCCATCTGCTAATCTCATTCTATAAAAGAAATCAGGATAATATCTGTGAGCTTTAACTTTTGTATCACCATTATCAAAGTGTGTCATTTGATATGGTATTTCTAAACATTCTGCACCCCATTGAAATATTTCTGGTTTCATATCCATCCAAAACATAATCTTCTTCTCCCAAGATGAACGATAATACACACCACCCTCTGTGTTAAGTTTTAAGACCTTATCTTTATTCTGAGGTATAAAGTTACCACCATGAAATTTTGAGTTGTTAGGTTTAGAATTTATCATTGTTTGATTTACTTTTTTTTATATATAAAAATAAAAATCCCTTATGGCTGAACTACTAGAAAGAGTTAAATTAAACTTACTTGTTAATGGAGATGGAATTGTTGAGAACTTTAAGAATAACTCACTTTTCTTTTATGAAAAGTATAATCAAAGTACACCAGATGTATTGGCTATTAGTACTACTGATATTTATCCAGGAGGTTTTTATTTCTTTCATTATTTAGATGATTCAAATTGGATGAAATATTCACCAGTATTTGTTGCAGATTTTAAAAAGTTTGATGATAAAGTAGTTTTATTTGCTGTTAATTTTAATTTTATACCAATGGAGATAAGAGCAATGTTATTTGATAACTTTATTCTACCAGAAGACTTTGAAAAAAATAGTTTACTAAAAGTTGATTATAATGGTATGTATAATGAGATTAGAAGGTTAGGATTTGAATATGCTTTAATGGAGTTCAATGCAATTCAATTAGTAAGAGTTCATAGAATAAGTTTAGAGTTACTACCAAGATTTTTATACTCACAACATCCTATAAATAAATATGATCCAAATAAATTAATTGAAATATGGGCTGCTAAGATTGGTAAAAGAGATGAAAGACATAAAGAAATAATGACATCTGCACTAGATGACTTTTATGATGTTAATAAAGAGATTTCAGAAAAGTATAATGTGATGAAGGATCATATTAAGAGATTGCAGACAAGTCTTACCAAGTATGGGAAAAGATAAAATATAGAAAAATGTGTAAAATATAGAAAAAGAGGAAACACATTTTTAATATATACTATATGAAGGCAAAAGATGTAATGTTAAAGTATAGTATAACAAGAAGAACCCTAAGTAATTGGGTTAAGAAAGGTATAATTGAAGTAGAACTTACTCCAACAGGTAGATATATTTATATTGAAAAAAAGAAAGAAATATAATGAAAAGTTGTAGTAAATGTAAAATTGAAAAAGAATTTATTCATTTTCATAAATGTTCAAAGAATAAGATTGGATATAGGTCACAATGTATTTCTTGTGGAAATGAATATAAAATTCTAAATAAAGATAAACAAAAAGAATATTTTAAAAATAGAAATAATTCAAAAAAAGAAGAATTAAAAGTAAAAGCATCAGAGTATTATTTGATAAATAAAGAAAGAATTATATCAAAAACTAAAGAATACTATGACAATAATAAAGAATCTAAATTAGAGTATCAAAAAGAGTATCAAAAAAACAATAAAGATAAAAGAAATTCTTACCTAATTGAAAGAAGACAAAATGATCCTTTATTTAAGCTAATAACAAATGTTAGAAATTTAATATATAATTCATTCTATTATAATGGATATTCTAAAAATTCAAAGACAGAAGAACTATTAGGTTGTTCTTTTGAAGAACTAAAGCAACATTTAGAATCTAAATTTGAACCTTGGATGACTTGGGATAATAGAGGATTATATAATGGTGAATTAAACTATGGTTGGGATATTGACCATGTTATACCATTATCAAGTGTAAATGAAGAAATTGATATAATAAAATTAAATCATTATACAAATTTACAACCACTCTGTAGTAAAGTAAACAGAGATATAAAGAAAGATAATTTAGAATATGGCGTCATATAACAATTTTGACACAAATAGTAACACTGCAAACTTTGGAGCTGCTGGACAATCTGCAGTAGAAAACAAAGGACTATTTAATAGGATATTAAGGACTTTATCATCTTATGGTATGAACTATGATGATATGATTATTAGAAATCAAGTAGGTATTGGAATTAATGAAGATCCATATGCTGCTCGTGGAAATTCGATGTATGATTTCTTCTCCCAAAGGGCTGTAGCATCTGTATTAAACAGAAAATCAATACCTTATCTAGACAAAGCTTATGCAGATAAAAGAAGAATTTTAAGAGAGTATTCTATTAAAGATGAGATTAGAGACTTTGTGAGTTCAATTGCTGATGAGTGTATAGTTTATAATGATGAGAGAGATTTCTGTTCACCAGTGGCTTTACCAGTAGAATATTCAACAGAGATACAAGATAAGTATCAAGAGTACTTTGAATCAATTTATAACAAGTTTGGTTTCTCTGATAACATTACTGCATGGAATATGATGAAAGACTTTTTAGTTGATGGTTATGTTGCACTTGAGATTATATTTGATGATAAAAAGAAAAATATTATTAGTTTCAATAGATTAAGACCAGAGACTTTAGTTCCTGCATATGAACCAGCAATTGGTCATTTATGGATTCAGTTTCCTGAGGATCCACAATTAAGAAGAATATTTTTAGATTCACAGATAGTTTATGTTTCTTATTCAACTCAAAATGAATTTTCAGAGACATCTTATGTAGAGGGTTTGATTAAGCCTTATAATCAATTAAAAATATTACAACAAACAAGAATAATGTTTAACATTATTAATGCAACTATTTATCAAAAGTTTACTATTCCAATCAAAGGTATGTCAAGACAAAGAGCAGAAGAGCAAATAGGTCAATTAATACATGATTATTCAGAAGAAGTAGAATGGGATGATTCATTGGGAACTTTAACAATTAATGGTTCTAAACACTTACCTTATAACAAACAGATTTGGTTTCCTGAGGGAGATGGTGGGACACCTAATATGGAATTAGTTTCTCCACAAGGTCATAACTTAAATGATGACACAATGTTAGATTGGTTTTTCAAGGCACTAAAAAGGGCATCTAAAATACCAATGTCAAGATTTGAAGGTGATAATGGTGGTGGTAACTTAGTTACTGATGCAGCTGAGATGACAAGAGATGAGATTAAGTTTCACAACTTTGTAAATAGATTAAGATCTAACTTTAAAGAATTAATTGTTAAACCATTAAGACTACAGATGTTAATTGAATTTCCTGAATTAAAAGATGACCAGTTTTTTACAAATGCTATTGATGTTAATTTCTTTACCAATCAAGTATTTGAAGAATGGAAAAAGATAAACAATTTAGAAAAGAAAGCAGGTATAGTTGGTACTTTACTTGGTGTTATGAATGGTGAGAAACCATACTTTCACATTGAATGGATTATGGATAATGTATTCAAACTTACTCCAGAAGAAAAGGCAGAAAATGCTAAGTACTGGGCAATGGATGTTGCTAATCAAGCAGCTGCAGCAACTGGTGAACCTGGTGCTCCATCAGAAGGTGGTGGAGGTGGTGGCTTTGGTGGTTCTGGTGAAAGTGGTGAAATGCCTGGTGGTGGAGGTCAAGCAGCTCCACAAGCAGCACCTGAAGCTCCTGCACAAGGTGGAGGTCAAGCAGCACCTCAAGCAGCACCAGAAGCTCCTCCAGCACCAGAGGGTGGAGGTGAGTTTGAATTCTAATAAAAATAAAATCCTTTCAATTGAAAGGATTTTTTGTTTCTGGTAAGTCTATTGTAAATGAAACATTTCTCTCTGTGAATACTTGTCTGACTTCAAGTTCTATACCTGCATCATAAATTTCTTTTAATTTTTTTCCACAATCAGTTTCTAAAAATTCTGCTTCTAATGTTAAGTTTTCAATATTATTATCTTTTATAATGAAAGTCATACCACTTATACTAAAAGCCATTGTTTGTAATTTACCTGGATTTTCAAGAGTTACAAAATCTTGTACCATTCCAATCTTTTGTATATTGTCAACATCAAACTGAACTTTCTTACCTTCGAGTAGTGTAGATAGTTTAATATCTCTATAAAAAGATTTCCACTCATTATAAGTGGAAAGTGCTTTATCATACTGGTCTAAAGTATTATTGTTTAGTTTTACATTTAATTTCATTAGAATACTTCAAAATCTATTTGTTTTCTATCTAAGTCAACTGATTTAACAGTTACTTTAATTTCATCACCTAATCTTATTGAACCTCCCATTTTAGGAAATACAATATAATTTTCAGCATCAACTGTGTAGTTATTGTTATATCTAACCATTCCTTCACATTTACTATCAATAAGTTCTACATACATACCCCATTCAGTTACTCCTGATACAATACCTTCAAATACATTTCCAATTTTATCTTCTAAGTATTCAATTTGTTTATATTTAATTGAGTCTCTTTGTGCTTTTGCTGCTAAGATTTCTCTTTCAGAACACCATTTAGCCATATCTTCAATTTTCTTAGGACTTCCAATTGATTTTTTATTTAAGTAGTCAAATAAAACTCTATGAGTTATTAAATCTGGATATCTTCTAATTGGTGAAGTAAAGTGAGAGTAGTGAGTAAATCCTAATCCATAGTGTCCAGAGTTTATAATTGTATAAGTTGCTTTAGACATACATCTTGTGATTAAAGTTTCAATCATATTTTCTTCTGGTTTACCTTTAATATCTCCAACCAATTGGTTAATTGATTTTTTAAGATTTGTTGGTTCACCTTCAACTTCTAAAGTATAACCAAAGTTTTTACATATTAAAGAAAGAGCTTGTAACTTTTCAATATTAGGAGTATCATGTACTCTATAAACATTTGGATATTTTGCTTCTGATAATTCTTTAGCAACTAATTTATTTGCAAGTAACATATATTCTTCAATAAGTTTATTTGCATCTTTTTGAGTTTTAAAATAAACACCAGTTGGTTTCTTTGTAATTGGATCCAATTGAAATCTTACTTCAATTCCACCCATTTCAATAGAACCATCTTCTATTCTTTGTTTTCTCATTTTCTTGGCAGTTGTATCTAATAGAAGTATTTCAGTTTTGAAATCTCCATCTTTACCTTCAATTATTTCTTGAGCTTCTTCATAAGAGTATCTTCTATCTGAATGTATAATAGTTTTACCAAACCATTTATTCAATACTTCTCCTTCTCTATTTAAAGTAACTACAACTGAGAAACAAAGTTTATCTTCATTAGGTCTTAATGAACATACACCATTACTCAATCTCTCAGGTAACATTGGTACACATCTATCAACTAAATAAACTGATGTGGCTCTGTTAATTGCTTCATCATCTAAATCAGTTCCTTCTTTAACATAGTGAGATACATCTGCAATATGAATACCAACTTCAACAGTATCATTATCTAAAATGTTTACTGAAAGAGCATCATCAAAATCTTTAGCATCAACAGGGTCAATGGTAAAGGTTGTAATACTTCTCATATCTCTTCTTTTTTCTATTTCATCTTGTGATATTTCAAAGGGAATTAATTCTGCATCAGCTTCAACCATTAGAGGGAAACTATTAGGTAATCCATATTCATACATAATTGAGTTCATTTCGGTATTGTTATCTCCAGATTCTCCTAAGATTTCAATAATTTTACCTTTAGGTGATTTAGAACCAGGTTCCCAGCTTGAGAACTCAACCAAAACTTTTTGGTCATTCTTAGCATTGTGGTCACCTTTAATATAAAAATCTACTGGAATTTTTTGACTGTCTGGTATTACAAAGGTTAGGTCTTTGTTTAAGTGTACTTTACCAACAAATTGGGTACGGAATCTTTCTAATACTTCTATTACTTCCGCTTCTACTTTATTATTCTTAATAATAATCTTAACTTTTACTTTATCTGAGTTAAGTGCATTCAAAGTATTTTTTTTATAGATAAAAATACTTTTATTCTCTATTGTAATGGATGCATTACCACTATTTGAGAATTCTATAGTACCATCATAGATACTATCTTCTTTTAATTTATTCATTCTTTTTTATTTTTTTGGAGATATTATCCACTCCATATTTTTTAATTAATGTTTTTTTCATCTTATCTAAAACTCCTTTATTCTGAATAGGATAATCTACTCCAAAGTTTTTTCTAAGTGTTTCCTTCCTCTTACTCTCTGAACACTTTCTACAAAAATATTCTCCCCAAACATTATCATATTTAAGGTAATTCTTATAGATTACATCTTTCTCAACCCCACAAACATCACATTTACATTTAATTTTATAATGAGAACCTTTTGGTAATAAATCAACTGGAATCACTATTTCTTCTCCTATATATACATCATATCCTAAATAATCATAATAGTTGTAATTTGACTCAATTATTTTAATATTTATCTCTCTTGAAAGGATCATAAAAAACCACTTATTTTTAAGTATTTATTAAAATATCAATCTCCCTTTTTATCAAAATTAAAACTTCCTTATTTCATAAGACTTTACAAAGATACTATAAAAAATCCACTTCTCAAAAATAAGTAATTAGTAATAATTATATATACCACAGAACTACAAAAAATAATTATTTTAAATGAAACCAGTTTTAATAGTAGAAAATTCAACAAATTCTCTTGTAAGAGAGAGTGCTTCTACAGGTAATAAGGATTTTTTCCTTAATGGTACTTTTACAGAGTTTGGTGTTAAAAATCGTAATGAAAGAATATACACTGCTGAGAAGTTCTTACCTGCATTGGCAGAGTTGAATGAAAGAATGAGCAGCTTAGGTGCTGTTTTTGGTGAGTTTGATCACCCAGATGTTTTTGATACCTCATTGTCAAGAGCATCTCACATCATCACCAAAGCTGAATATGTTTCTGAAAAGAACACAGTTGAAGGAGAAATCAAATTGTTAAGTACATATTGGGGAAAAGAAGCAAAGGCATTAGTTAATGATGGATGTCCTGTTTTTGTATCTTCTAGAGCTGCAGGAATTACTGAATCTGATGGTTCAGTATCATTGAAAAAACTTTTTACTTATGACATTGTTGCTGATCCAGGATTTGCATCTGCAAAAATGAGTGTAAAAGTATTAAATGAATCTTTAGGTTACTGTACTGATGGACAAATTGAAAAAAATAACTTTAGGATATATGAGATGTCTGACGAGTCCAAAATGAACGAATTATTCAAAATGAACAACAATGACTTTGTAACAAAACAACAATTAACTGATTATTCAAACTATTTAGTTAATGAGATTGCTTCTACTAAGAAAGTAGTAAACAATGCAATTACAAAAGGTAATATGCCTGCTAAGAAATTAGAGCAATTACTTGAGTATTATGAAGAGTTAAATGGAACTAACTCACAAGTTGCTAAATATTTAGATTATTTAGCTGACAAAATTCAAGTAGTAGTTAATGAAAACAAATCATTAAAAGAAACTACTACAAAATTGGCTAAACACAATGATTACTTAGCTGAGAACTTAGAAAAAGCTATTAATTATTCAGAATATTTAGCTGAAAACTTAGACAAAAACATTGAGTATTCAGAGTATTTAGCTGAGAACTTAGATAAAAATATCAACTACTCAGAATATATTGCTGAAAACTTAGATAAAAACATTTCTTACTCAGAATATTTGGCTGAAAACTTAGACAAAAACATTGAGTATTCAGAATATTTAGCTGAAAACTTAGACAAGAATATTGCTTACTCTGAATACATTGCTGAAAACTTAGACAAAAACATTGCTTAC